TCCAGCACTCACGGAGACGACCCATGGATCCGCGATCCCGTCGAAGTTCGTATCCCAGCTGGAATCTGGAGTACCCCAACTACCCGCAACGGTGCGCGTGAAAGTGTCAACGACTTGTACCGCGTGATCCGTCAACCCTGACCACGTACCCGTAGTGACTGCGGCGGAGAACACAGAGACCAGCAACGCGCGATCGATCGTCGTCTGAAGTGCTGCCGTCGAGTGAGAGGTTACCGCACTCGTCTCCGCGGTAGCACTCACTGCGTGCACGCCCGTTACACCCGGACGGCCAGCGATGGTCGCAGCGAAGGCAAGCACTACAGCGGATCCTGCGCCGAACTGTACTTTGCCACCGCGCGCGAAGAACAGAAGTTGCCCGATACCTGTATCGTCAGCACGCATGCGCTTTGTGTACACGCGCGTCCGGATCTTCGTCGCGCCACCCGCGATAACCTCCGCGATCGCACCCGCGGTCCACGTCTCGATATCGATCGGTATTGCGGCGTTAGGATTCGACCCAGATCCGGTAGAGAGTGCTAGCGTTTCGTTCACGAGCGTGACGACCATTACCAGAAGGTCGCCCGGCTTCGCTGCGCTGTAGTCAACGGTGAAGCTAATCGAACTACCACCTGCGGGTGCTTGACCGGACCCGATAACCCGCATCGCGATATTGGACTTCGGCCACATAGGTGCACCACGGCCCAACGTGGCGTCCAACTGTGCTGCAGCGGAACCACGCACGACCTTAACCGCTTCCGGCAGGTCGGTCGTGATCTTCTGATCCCGCTTCAGCGTAGTAACCATCTCAGAGAGATCGTCGAGGGTACCATGACCTAGTTGGTGACCATCCCCTGCCCAGTCGACGGTCAGGATGGGACGAATGATGCGCTCGCCAGCCTGAATTGCAACCGCGAGTTCCGGTGTGACGTTCTGCATCAGTTCACCCCCAACTGTGACAGCTTGATCGCGATGTTGCGACGTTCGCCCATGGTTGCGTTGGACCAGGCAACGACTTCCTGCGGCGCATCACTGAAGGAGACAACCGGCTGACCCTCACCAGGTCGCCACGCGGTCACCGCAGGACCGACCTGCAGTTGTCCAACGCAGTAGTATATGGTAGCCGCTGCGCTGACGGATCCGGCACTCACCGACAGCTGAAGCTTGAACCAAACCGCCGTCGCTGGTGCAGTACCCGTTACGGTAACCTGCTGCCAACTACCCACGGCAGTGTTTACCGGTGTCCCAGAAGTCGTTGAGATGACCGCACCCGCAGGGTTAAGCCACACGAACTGCGCTGTGACCTGCACAATGGGGTCAGCTCCACCGCCTTGGAGCTGGCACGAGAACGCGTGCTGCAAACCAACGACCGTTGGCCAACCCGTCATCGAGAACGGCGGGTTAAGAACCAGGACACCACCGGTTACGACTGCCGGTAGGTTCCACGTCAAGCTCCGCACGCCCTGCAGTGCGATTACCCCAACGGTGCTCGATAGCGCTTCGCCTGCACCCGCGGCACTGAAGCCGGTAGTTGTTCCGCGAACGTCAGTCCCACTCGCCTGATTCGGTGCGAGGTAGTTGGTGATTGCGGGTTCGAGCATCACGAACGGTCCCGGACCGTACTGCCACGTGTACAGTCCGTGCAGGACATGCCACGCTGCATCATCGTACGGGAACGTCATGTTCCACTCGCGCACCGATTGTGCAGCAAAGTCGACGCCGTACCCACCACCAAGCAGCGCAGATACCGCTCCGAACTTGTTCGGCGAGCGCTCCATGTTCTTGCCCGGTGAGGTCAGTTGGAAGAGCGTAGTACCCGGGCGGCCAATGTACAGTGAGGTTACGCCGGTCATTACCCCCTCCGATCCACTGCGCGCTGACCTTCTTGCTGCGCGAAGACAAGTTCCTGTGAACCAATGCGAACCACGATCGGCCTGTTGGCGAGATCCGCAACCAGCGGGCCGAGAGCGGCGACCATCGCTCGCGCCATGTCTTCCGCAGTAAACTGCTGACCACCTTGCACACCTCGCACAGTGGACTGCGCCGCGATCCTCGGTTGCGATCGAGAGAGTACGTTGTTCGGAACGATCATGCCAGCCATCGACGGAATGAACAGCTCCGGGCCGCGCTCTCCCACAATGTACGGAGCACCGCCCATTACGGGTCCGCCCATGGCGCGAGCACCGACGGCACCCAGAATGCCCGTGACGATGCTACCACCCTTGGCAATCTTCTGCCGTAGCGAATCGATCTTGTCGATTGCAGTTTGGATGATGTTGCTGATGTGATCAATCGTGTCGATGATCCACTTCCACGTTCCGGAGACACCGCTCTTGATACCGTCCCAGATTGCCACGAAGAAGTCGCCAAGCTTCTTAAGCCAAACCATCAGGTTATTGAAGCCCGCAACGGCACTGTCCGCGAACGGCTTCCACACCTGATCCATGAACCAGTGAGTTGCGGCACCAACAACGTCGTGCCAGATGTGGTTGAACCAACCACCCAGTGCGCCCAACTCTTTCATCACCCAGTGGAACGCACCGACGAGAGCGTTGATGACGGAGTCGAACGTCGCCTTGAAGAGTACGAACGTCGTTTGTGCAGCAGCCCACACCTGGTTCCAGATACCCAAGAACCACTGGATGATCGGAGCGAGGAACGTACGGTACCAGGCACCGATTGCGGCGGCACCCACCTGAACTCCGGTTACGACCATCTGCCAGGCCAACCGGACGAGTGCCATTACTAGTCCGACCTCCTGTCCCCAGAAGCGAATGATCGGCAAGAGGAAGTTGTACGCTGCTGCGAACGCAGTCGCGATCGCACCGCCGACCGTCTGCGCGACGCTGACGATTCCGTTCCACAGTCCAACAAAGAACCCTGCGACGCTATTCCACAATCCAACGAAGAACCCGGCAACGTCGTTCCAGATCCCAACGAAGAAGCCTGCAACGTCGTTCCAGACCCCAACGAAGAACCCGGCGATCGAGTTCCAGACGCTCTTCACCTCGCCAGTCGACTTCTGCGACCCAGCGATGAGTCCGTAGAAGAACCCCGCGATCGCGGACGTGAACCCCTGAATCACGTTGGCAATCTGCAGCATCATTTTGAACCACGGCGCCGCCATGACAAGCAGTTTCGAGATGAGGTCCGCAATGTGTGCAACGGCAGGGATCGCCTGGAACACCATCGTGATCGTTCGACCGATGATCGGTAGAACCTGTGGCCCCAACGTCTGCCACAACTGCATCAAGTTCTGGTACATGTCCTTGACCATGGGCGCCGATTGAGAGATCGCAGAGGCGAGCTGTGGACCCAACTTCTTGGCCATGTCTTCAATACCCGGCCGCAGCGCGTCAACTGTCGGGCGCAACTTACTCGCGATCCCAGAAGCCATGTCCTTCAGTGGACCGGCAGTTGACTTCAGCGGCGCTGCGAACGTTGACCCAACTTGTCCGAGGAAGCCGAATGCGCCCTTGATGTCACCAGAGTGGGATGAGATCCCATTGACGACACCAACCAAACCATTCGCCAGCGGACCTGCGATACCATTCATGAGACCGGTAACGCCAGAGATGATGCCCGGCATGGCCTTCGACAACGCTTCAACCACCGGCGTGAACATGTGCATCGCGCTGACCTTGATCGTGTCCGTCAAGATCTGCCACTGTCCGGACAGCGTCTTGCTCTGGACCGCCATCATCCCGGAGAAGCGCTGCAGTGGACCCGTCATCCCGATGAACGCGTTCACCATGGTGTCCCCGGCGACCTTACCCTTGGTCACCATTTCCTGGGCGTGAGCCACCGTCGTGTGCAGCGCTTGCGCAAGGATCTGCCACGCCGGAACGCCAAGTTCCGTCAGCTGTCGCATATCCTGCGCGTTCAGGTGAGATGCCGTGTGCATCTGACCCAGGGCAAGCACGATCCTGTTGATGCCGGGTTCGCCAACACCCAAGCCCGCAGCGGTATCACCGATGCTCTTCAGCATTGGGATGATCTGATTGGACGTGAAACCGAGTGCCAGCAGTCGCCGCGCCGCGTCCGTCACGTTCTCTGTCGAGAACGGAGTCTGGATCGCGAACGTGTAGAGGTCACTGAGGAACTTCTGTGCTGTCTGCGTGTTCCCGATCATGGCTTGCATCGACGCAGACGTCTGCTGGAAGCTCGCAGCAAGCACAACGCCTGCTGCGACTCCCTTCGCCGCCATGTCTACAAGCCCAATACCCACTGCGGTAGCCGCACCAGCGAGAAGGGCCATCCCAGCACCTGTCAACCGAGAGCGACGCTCCACGGACGACATCGCAGCCATCGCAGTTCCAGAATCGACAACGAACCGGATTGCGAGGACTGCAACTGTGCTGGCCATTCTACTGTTGCGCCTCCTTCATGAGTTCATTCTTCACCTTGAAGTACTGCTGCCACATCTCGAACTCCACGTTCGAGAGTGGACTCGGATGACCATCCAGTAGCTCCGCGACCGTCTTGTGTAGTGCCTCGGCGAGCGCGAACTGGTTGTACAGGTCAGCGTTACTTCTGAAATCGGTTCGCGAGCTCCTGCAGGAAGGTATCCGAATGCCGGACAGCGTCATGATTCGCTGCGTGACCCGCTCGATGACTCCGTACGCCTTCTCCTGCAGCTGACCCATGTGCTCCGGACCGAACTTCGGTTCCACAACACCCGCGATGAAGACCAGCAGTTGCACGACGTCGGTATCGACGCGGCCGTTGATCGTCGCCTGACTGACCGCCATCGCCTGCTGACGCTTCGTGAGACCGCGTAGCTTGACGCTGCCATCCCACTCCGGTACCGGGAAGAGTTCCTCCCCGACATCCGGAGCGGCCAGGATCGCATCGATGGTTAGCAGCTTCGGTGCCGAAGGCACCTCGTTCTCCGTCACGTCTCCTCCTCCAGTATTACGGTTGTGTTTACGGGTTGGTGGCGCGCGTCCAGCCGTTGGAGATCTGGAACTCGCCGGACCACGAACCCGCGTCGGTCGTGTTGGTCTTCATCGAGTACTTCGTGAAGAACCCGTTGCCGGTGTACTTCGGAAGCCCCGACGTCGCACCCTGCGGCTGGTAGATGAACGCCACCGAACCGGCTGCGATCGC